GAATCAAATGTCCAATTGAGATCATCATCATCTACAACTGCTTCTAAAAAACCAGATCCCATTCCTATGTTTAGATAGGACGCAGTTGGATCCAGCGCGTCTATTTGCATCAACGCACCTTTTATATGGTTTTTGATTGTCGATTGGTTGGAGTATTGTACTAAACTAAAGTTTTCAGCTTGACTAAAAAGTTGAGGATGATCTAAAATATATGAAAGATTTTGCCGAGCAACTGATTCCAAACTCCGATAGTCTTGTAAATCAATCTTCTTCTTCGACTGGTTCATCATCAATATCTACATCATCAAGGTATTCATTGTCATCTACATCAATGTCTTCTACGTCGACATCTTCCCAATCTTCTTCATCAGGCTCCACATCATCATCACTAAGTTCTTCTGTACTGTTGAAGATGGTATTAGCAACAGCAATCTTCTCTTGTTCGATTGTATCAGCAATCTTATCACCAATTAAAGTGTTAAAGGTTGCATTCGCTGCTGTGTTGTTATCAGCCATAATATCATTGATCATGTCTTGTATAGACATCACTCTTCTCCTTGTTCATTATCTGGATTAATATGATCATCGTCTGCGCCTATTTCACCTGATGCAGTCTCATCATCTATCTGCTTTCTAATATCTTCAATCTCATCTTCTTCCATATGTAGTACGTTCTTCCAAACCCATTCTTTAGAATAGAACTCGCCAACATATTGTTGGATCATGTCCATGGTCTGCAAACGCTCTCTCTGAAGTTCAGTATCACGAAGCTCTGTAAAGTGATTGTCTCTGATATAATCAATAACAATATCATTCTTCCAAGAGTCCCAATCTTCTTGGGTAACAACCTGCTTGATAATTAACTGCTTCTGTAGAATGTCTAGGAATAGCTTTGAGAATCTACGACGAAGTCTATCAATAAACTTCTGAAACTTAATCTCATCTCTGCTGATTTCTGTAGAGCGTCCTAAGCTGAATTGAGCTTCTTGCTCTAACCTATTGATTGGAACATTGAGAGATCTATACATTCTCTTTTGGAAGTATACAATGTCGTCTATCTGTCCAAGATTTTCACCGCCTGGAAGTGTAGAGATTTCTGTTCCACGGCCACCTTCTCGACGAGGGAGCCAAAAATCTTCAAGCATCGACATATGTTTGCGATCATCTCTTATGGCTCCTGTGTCTGCATCGTAAACCAACTTGTTACGATATTTTGTCATGATGTCTTTCATATAGTTTTCAGCCTTACCTCGCGGTAAGTTTCCAACATCAATGTAAAAGATTCTACGTTCTGGTGCTCGGGCCAGTCTATAAATGACTAGCGAGTCTTCCATCATACGCAATTGGTTGATTGGTTTCATTGCTTTGTGCAAATGTGAAACAATCTTTTTTCTATTCTCGTCAAGCAATCCTGAAGTTACATAGCTAACAGAATCTACTGTTAACTTCAATCCACTTGCTTGTTGGCCAGGCTTCTCTTCATAGATAAAGAACTCATCCACGCTTTCAACAATCTTGGCGCCTGTGACAGGATCTTTCTTAGACTTGACGTGCTTTACTTTTCTTACCTTTGCAGCATCCATAGATCTAATATCTTGGATACCGGCCTTTGGATTATCTTCGTCAACAACTAAGTGATGTACCATTCGGCCATCAATGTACCAACGCTTATACATGTCATGACCATATTCATTGAAGTTCAACATAGCAACAACGTTATCAAACTCTTCATTGATAGCTTTTTTAATTTGATCACTAAGACCATCAATGTTATCCAAGTTGATACCGACCGAAGACTTCAGCTCTGAGGTACTGATAGATTCATTAACAATTTCATCCACAGCCATATCGACTTCAGGGTGTTGAGCAATCCCTCTGTACTTACGAATCTGTTGTAGATTGTCTTTAGTATTATTATTGTCAAAATCAATGTATTGGCCATAATGAGCTCCAGAAGCAGTTACGTAACCTGCACCGTCCTCATCAGTCGGAGGAACAATAGAACGTAGCTTCTCAGCAGCACGATCTTGTTTCCGTTTGATCTCAAATCCAAATAATGTAATGCCGTTTGATTCAGCCATGATAATTCCTTTGAATACAGTAAGAAGCGCCATTACAGCGCTTCTATTATTTATACACTACTTTAAGTAGTTGTACCCACAGATTCCCAGTACTGTACTTGGAACTCAACAGAGAATCTTTCGATCTCATCATTGGCTCCGTAACTCAGATCAATTGGTGATACCGCTGTTGGGAAGCACCCTCTGAAGTTATATCTTTTTAATACTGTTTCATCTTTGTCAAGTTGCTCGACAATTAGATCTGCTTCATAGTCTACTGGACTTGTTAGACCAACGTTTTCACTATGAGCATTCATACCATTCATCCAACGTTCCATTGAATCACGGACTCTAAAGTCTGTGTCATTGATAATTGTTGGACTCCAGGTATCGAATGTTCGATCCCCTGCCATTTTCAATTGACGACCTCTGAATGGGACAGTAATCAATCCCATTGTTGAGCCAGGCAACTGAGCAGCCTCACACATAAATGATGTAATTTCTACATCTCCGCCAGCATAAGCTGGGAAGTTAATTGTCGCCTTGAATAAATTCGGACGAGCGCCACCTCCAGCCAGCTTGGCTTTAAAATCGTCTACGCTTAAAACCATTTGTGTTTCTCCTTGTTAGCGCTTATACCGTGCCTACTACTTCTTCAAAGTCAACACCGGATCTTACAGCTACGAAGTTTAGAGTTACGTAGTTGATTGAGCGGGCTGGTTTGATAAAGATGTTGGCGATGAATTCGTTACGATCTACTACTGCTGCAGTGTTGTTTGTTGCGTCACATACAACTCTGAAGTCTGTGATACCACGACGACCTTTTACTTCACGTAGAACTGGTTCAACAATATTAGTGAATTCAGCTCTTGTAAATTCATCATTGAATTCAAACATTACGTTCTTTGCAGCCTCGCCGATTGCTCTTTCGAGAACCAGGAACAATCTACGAACATTGATTCTGTCGAATGCAGAAGGTCTATTCAAGAATGTTTTGTCACCAAATAACAATACTCCTTGCCCAGGAATGTTTGCGATTGGGTTGATACCAGCTTTGTAAAGAGTGTCTCTCTCAGCTTTGGTAGGTGAGTAAGACAGTGCTGTGATACCTAAATATGAACCACGTCTTTGACCTGCAGGTGAGAACCATGGTGCAGCATTTGCATCTGTAGCAGCCATGATACCAGCAGTTGAAGAAGCGGCTGGGATAAAGATATATTGATCGTTGAATTTGTCATACACTTTCAAGAAGTTGTTGTCAACAAATACATACGAGCTGTTGTTAAATGTAGCAGCTGTCGTGACAGCGTTTGCGTTTGGTGTAGCACTGTTAACAATGTCTGACCTTGCAGGTGATGTTACTACAACACAATCTTTTCTGGTTGTTTGGGCAATACCTTGCAGATCATTTACAACTGTTGTTTGATGCGCACGAGAAGACATGCTTGGTGCAATCAAGAAGTCAACTGTAATTGTGTCTGTATCTTCAAACAAGTCAAAGCCAGTCGCGATTTCTGAAGTGGTTAGTGTACCTGAATCTACACCACCAGCTAGCGACATGTCTATGTGCGCAGTTGCAGAAGCAGCGTAAGTTGTGCCTTGAGCAGCTGTACCAGCATTTGTCAGTTCGTCCAGCGCAGTTGCTCCTGTGCCTTCAAACGATGCAAGCCAGATGTATTCTGATCTACTATTGATAACGTCATAGACATAGTTAGAAGATCCATCTGATGTTTTAGCATCTGATGCTAAAGATAAGAATGGAAATGTTTCTAGTACTGCGCCTACTGTTCCAGAGAATAGACCGTCCTCATCGATTACCGCTACGTGAACTTCATCATTTGAACCAGAGCGATCTGACACATATGTGGATGTTCCTGGAGCTCCATCGAATGAAGTTCTGTAAGTCCATTGACTGAAGAATGTCCCACTGGAATCTGATCCCACAGGACATAGTGAAACTTTTAATGAGTTACCTAAAGCGCCAGCCCATCTTGCGATCCATGCGCCAACGTTGGTATCTCCTGAATCAGCACCGAAAGAGGCTTTCATTGTATCCCAATGATCTGCGTTATGGATTGTCGTCACTGTGGACGCACCGTTTGCAGTTGCGTTCTTTGCAGCTGATGTAATCTCTCTTACAACCTGAAGATTGTTTGAATATCTTAAAAACTGTGTTGCTGAGATAAAATCAACAGCAGTTGTTGCACTAGGATTAGCAAAGGTTTCAGCTAGTTGAGCCTCTGAGCTTACTAGTGTCGCCTTCTTTGCTGGACCCCAGCGAAAGTTTCCTACATACGCACCTGTGGTTGATTGTACGTTTGGTACACCACTGGTGAGGTCGACTTCTTTGACGACTACTGCAGGAGACTCAGAGGG